ACGTTTATCGGTGGCAGCGCTAGCACGAACCGCCTGAGCCATTTACGCGGCGCGATGCGTACTGTTCTGGATTTTGTGCGGCGCTTGAGCAAAACCCCATCATCGAATGCACTAGACGTATTGGATTTCCCACGCATGTTCACATCGGGATTATCTGAGGGTTTCCGTGCCGTCAGTGCGCAGCGTGCGTTTAACGCAGTCAATCTGACCGCGGACTGGAATGCGGTCGCAAAGATCGGGCAAGACACGGTGCGCTTGCCCGCCGCCCTATCGACCGGGACGCTGCCGCCCGCGTTTCGTGCCGAAGGCAATACGCAAGATCACACATCGGCATTACCGCCGCTTGTTCATGATGATCAAGTTTTAATTGAATCGGCGATTGCCGTGATCGTGGCGTGTGAGTTGGCCGATCTCGCGTGCGATGTGCTGGACGGTGAGATCGTTCGCCCTACGCTTTCGCCACCCGAGATTGAGACGATTGTCGGCGACGTGCGTCAAGCGATTCAAGACGCTATCGATCTATACCGAGATTTCTATCCGGTTGAGATTTATCGCCCTGTAACCGAACCGCTCAAGGATGTGGCGTTAGCCGTGCAAGACGCAGGGATTGCGGTCATCGATACGCGCCCGCCGCTGATTCGTCGAATCGTTGACGTGCCGATGAACCTGCACTTGATCGCCTTTACCTGGTACGGGGATTACACGCGGGCGGCAGAAATCTATCGTCTCAATCCACATGTGCGCCACCCCAATTTTATTGATGTGGGAGCCGTTCTTTATGCCTATCAGCGTTGATGCCTCTCGCGACATCGAGCCCGTCAGTCTCTTGATCGGCAATCAGGTGCATAGCGCTTGGAGCCGCTATCACGTCACTTCCGACCTATTGGTTCCGGCCAGCAGTTGGCAGGTCAGTCTGGGATTGCCCGATGGAGAGTTTCCCCCGATTGTTCACGCGGGCGCGGCGGTTGCCGTGCGCGTGGGTGGCGATACCGTCATGACGGGCTTTATTGACGAAGTCGATCATGCGATCACAGAGCGTTCTCACACATTGACGATGACAGGACGCGATGCGGCCGCATTGCTCGTAGATTGCAGTGCGCCGGTGTTTGTTGCGCGCGACATGACACTTGCCGACATCGTTAAAACCGTGGTGCAGCCGCTGGGGATTTCTCGGGTGCGGGTTGAAGTCAAGACGCAGTCTGCACACGAAAAAATCGCCATCGAGCCGGGAGATACCGCCTGGGATGCACTGATTAAGGCGTGCGAAGCCAATGGCGTGTGGCCGTGGTGCGCGCCAGACGGAACCCTGATCGTGGGCGGGCCGGACTACGACGCGCCGCCTGTTGCCAGCCTGATCTTGCGCCGCGACGGCCGTGGCAACAACGTCAAGCAGTTGCGCAAAAGAATCTCGATTGCGCGGAGATACTCGGACATTTGCGTGCTGGGCCAAGCGCACGGCAGTCTATCCATGACGGGTCGGCACAATTTGCGCAGCCAGGTCGTTGATCCCGATGTGCCACTCTACCGCCCCAAAATCTTGATTGTGGGCGATGCGCCCGATGCGGCATCCGTCACACGTCAAGCCAAAAAATGTCTTGCTGATGGTCGCTTGGATGGTTTAACGCTCACGGCGCAAGTGCGTGGCCATCGCACTAGCGGCGGCGTCTTGTGGATGCCAGGTCAACGCGTACACGTGCAGTCCGAGCCGCACGGCATCGACGGCGTGTATTTCCTCATGGCCCGCACATTTACGGGCGGACGCAATACCCCGTCCACCACGCAATTGACGCTGCGAGAAGATGGCGTGTGGTTGCCCGAAGTGGTCAAGCCGAAACGCGGCAGAAACACGCACGCGTTTAGTCCTAAAGAGTTAGGGACAAGATCATGATCCGGGACATTGATTCTCGCATTCGTCGCGCCTTGGCGAGTATTCGACAGGCCGTGCGCATCGTGATCGCGCGCGTCAATAGCGCGCCCGCCGTGGCAGCGGTCAGCGGCGAAGCTTTGGCAGGTGAGCAAATCCGCGATGCCGAGCTGATGCAGCATTACGGCATAACGTCGGTGCCGCCAGCGGGAACCATGGGCGTTGTGATTCCGCTTGGCGGTCGCACGTCGCACGGCGTGGTCATCGCCACAGAACATGCGGCCTATCGCCTTCAGTCCCTTGAATCTGGGGAGGTCGCGCTCTACACCGACGAAGGTGCAAAAACGGTATTTAAGCGCGGTCGCATCATTGAGACCGCGTGTGATGTGTTTCGCATCAACTGCAAAACGTTTGAAGTCAATGCAATAGAAAAATCCGATTTCAATACGCCTGTGTTGACGGCCAGTCATCAGGTGGTCATTAACCAGCAACTCACTGGTCTTGGGGGCTTATCTCTGTCGAATGCCAACGGCGGCAGTAGTGGCCCGGTGGCAACGATCACAGGAACCATACACGTCACCTGGGATGTGATTGCCGATGGCGTCAGTTTGCGTCATCACCGTCACCCTGTGAATGCCTTTGGGTTGACCGACGAACCCCAGCCATAGGAAGCCGTATGCCTTTGCCCTTGATGACGTGTCCGAACTGCCGAGCGAGCGCCAGCCTTGACGTGTTTTTAACGGATGATTCGGTGCGCGCCGCGCTCGATGCCGTCATCGATGCGCACCCTGCGGGCGACACGTTGATCAAACCGATGTTGCGGTATATCGGCTTATTTGCACCGACACAATCGCGCATGGCATACAGCCGCATCGCGGCGCTGACACGTGAACTGACCCCGGCGATGCGCGACGCACAGATTTCTCGCAATGGTCGTATTTGGCCCGCGCCGCAAGCGTACTGGCAAAGCGCGTTTCAGACTGTGATCGATGCCGCGCATGCGGGCAAACTGAGCTTGCCGTTGAAATCGCACGGCTACTTGTTTGAAGTCATTGCGCGCATGAGCCATCGGCAAGAAGCGCAGATCGAGGCACGACGTGAAGCGCAGCGCGCAGGACACGCCGGGATGGGTACGCCGGATGCGCGCGCACAAACCCCTGTCGCGGCACACGAACCAAGCCGCAACATGCCGCCGAACGTGCGTCAAACCCTACACGCCTTGCGCGAAGGCATGCGCCGCGCATCCTTACCCCACTGAAACGTTTCACCTGGATTGCACGCGCGCTAAGCGTCACCATCACGCCATGGATGCCCTGATTAATCCCATCACCTGCGACTACAGCGGCGAGCGAACAAGTACGCTTGCCAACGCGGTATATCTGCGCCTAATGACCCCGCTGGGCAGTTGGTGGGCCGATGCCTCTCTGGGTTCGCGCTTGCACGAACTGACCCGAGAAAAAGATCTATCGCGCTTTTACATCCTAGCGCGCCAGTACGCCGAGCAAGCACTACAGCCTCTCATCAATGACGGGCGTGCCCGAGAGATCAGTGTCTCATCCCTGTCGCCACAGAAAGGGCACTGCGAGTTACACATCCGCGTACTCGACGCCAGCGGCCAGGAACACCACTATGCGTATCCCGTGAAGGTCGCCTGATGCCGTTTCCTGTCCCGCTCATGCAGCAAATCCGCGCAGACCTTCTGCGCGACATCAAAAACCACTTGCCCGATGCGCATACGGCAATCGATAGCGATTATTACGTGCGCGCGACTTCCGTTGCATCCTGCGCCGAAGGTCTCTATCAGCACCAAGCGTGGATCGCACGGCAAATTTTTCCAGACACGGCAGACACGGAATATTTAGAACGTCATGCTGCCGTGCGTGGCTTGACCCGCCGCCCTGCGGTCGCTGCCAGCGGTTTTATGCATGTCGCGGGTACGCCGGGAGCACTGATCGCCGAAGAGTTAACGGGCGCAACCGCCAACGGCCAACGGTATCAAACCGTCGAAGGGGCAGTGATCGGTGCCGACGGCACAGGCATCGTGCGCGCCCGCGCGACCGAGACGGGTAGCCTTGGCAATGCGCCGGACGATACCGCGCTGACATTGCAGTCCGCCGCCGCTGGCATCACGGCGGCAAGCCT